GTGCCGCCGGAGCGGGTGAGCTGTCCGCGGTGGACGAGGAGGCGGACGCCTCCGAGGGTGATGCCGAGTTGCCGGGCGACCTGGTGGGCGGTGAGGTGGCCGGGCCGGATGATCTGCGACTCCATGCCTCCATGATGCGGCAACGGTGTCACTCCCGGGCGCGGTCTCAGGGGCCGGTTCCGGGGTGATACGAGGTGCTCGCGGAGATGCCCGAAACTCGAAACTTCCCAGCTCGGGCCCGATATCGGGGGCGAAACCGGTTTCGGATCAAGGTGAAACCGCAGCCTTGATCCGAAACCGGTTCAGCGGCCCTACTCGGCGTCTTCGGCGGCGGGCAGGTCGACGTACCGCAGGCCCTTGGCGCCGCCGCAGCACTCCCGGATGGTGAGCTGCCGGGTGGACACCTTGAACGGCTTCAGAGCGGCGGAGAGGGCTGTGGAGGCTCCGGCGGCATCCATCTCGGTCCACGGCCGGTACAAGTCGGCCCGGAACGCGGCGAGGGCCTCGACGAGCCGGTGCGAGTGCACGGTCTCGACTCCGTCCGGCCAGATGGCGCGCAGGTGGTCGAGGATCGTCTCGACGTCCTGCTCCTCGACTTGAGCGCCGATGGCCTGCCCGGTGAGGGTGCCGGCCGCGGTGCGGAGCGCCAGGGCGCGCTTGCCGATGTCCTCGGCCTCGGTCTGCTTGATGAACGCGGCGCGGACGGTGATGCCTTCGCGGCCGCGGGCGAGGATGCCGGTTCCCTGCTCGTCGATGCTGATGTCGGTGGCGCGCAGGCCGCGGTCGTAGGCGCCGGTGCCGAGCACGTTGTTGTTGGCGCGCCAGTCCATGACGGCGAGGCACAGGCGGGTGCCGACCGAGCTGGAGACGGACGACGGCAGGGACGGGGCGTCGGGGTTCTGGGTGAGCAGGATGAGGATGATCCCGTAGGCGCGGCCCTTCTTGATGAGGCGGGTCGACAGGGCTGCGGCCTCCTCCTTGTACTCGGCGTGGGTGAACAGCTCCTGCACCTCGTCGATGACGATGACGCGCGGGCCGAGCTGCTGCTCGGGGTACTTCTCGGCGAGCGCCCGGGTGACGCGCCGACCGTCGGGCACCTCGGACGCGGGCAGCCCCTTGATGAACTTGGCGCGCCGCTGGTACTCGGCGATGCCGGAGCGCATCCCGCCGAGGGCGGCCTCCAGGTCCTCGTCCTCGTCCCCGGACACGTAGCGGTGGCAGACGGGCTTGACCGAGTCGAGGTCGCCGGAGCCCTTGAGTTCGTAGATCCACAGTTCGGCGGTGGCGTCGAGCGCGACGCCGAGGACGATGGCGAGCGCGCACGAGGTCTTGCCGGAGCCGGGGATGCCGCCGACGAGCAGGTTGGAGTACATGAGGGTGATCTCGATGAGGTTGCCGCGCGGGTCGAAGCCGTAGGGGAGCGGCTCGTACACGTCGGCCTGGCCGTCCTTCATGAGCGGCCACAGCTTCCGGCCGGCCTTGGCGGGGTCGCGCTGCGCGACCCACAGCACGAGACGTCCGGGGTGGGCGGTGCGGTCGACGGAGGGCCACACGGTGCTGATGGGGCGTCGCATGGCGGCGGCGAGCGCTTCCCGCTTCTCCAGGACCTCGGCGGCCTTGATGCCCGGCGGGAGGTCGACCTCGGCGCGCCAGCCGGGCCCGTCGCGCATGACCTCGGAGGCGAACTCGGTGCCGCGCTTACCCTTCTTGCCTTCGATGCCGATGGCGGCGAGCGCATCGAGGACCTCGGTGGAGTCGAGGCGCCGCAGGATGTTGGTGGCGACGTAACGGGTGACGAGCGGTTTCCCGTCGCTCTTCTTGCCGTTGAGGCCGACGAGGGTGGTGGCGGCGAGCGTCGCGGTGAGGGTCCAGCCGGGGGCGAGGAAGCACCCGGTCAGGGTGGTGATGCCGGTGGTCGTGGCGACGGCCACGGAGGCGACGCGGCGCGGACGGACTCGGCGGGAGTGCTCGCGGGACAGGGTGAGCCAGGCGTCGATGTCCGCGGACGCGGCGGCTTTGGCTTCGACGGGCCGGGCCTCGGTGTCGGCGACCCACCGTCCCCAGTGAAGGACCATGCGGGCGAGGCCGCGGGGCGCGCGGGTGAGCAGGCGCAGGGCGTAGACGGGCAGTCGGATGGCGTGGAAGGCGCCGACGTGGCCGTAGTAGGACGCGGTCCAGCGGGCGGCGTTGACGAACTCGGCGGCGTTGCGGAGGAAGGTGGGGATGACGGGCGGGGCCTCGGCGAGGTACGCCTGCCGTTCGGCGACCCAGGTACCGGCCGGGGCCTGTTCGGCGGGCGGGTCGACGGGGCGGAGGACGGCGTCCTGGACGACGTCGATGACCGTCTCGGTCAGGGTGTCCCTGGCGTCCTCGGTGAAGCGGTGGACGTCCGGGGCGTCCTTGTGGAGCTGGATCACGTTCTCGGTCATGCTGTCCTGGTCCTGCCTCTCGGTGAGGTGTGGGACGCCCGGGGACGGCGACTTGCTTGGCGGTGGGACGCCGTCCCCGGGGCGCGGCTATCGGTAGCGGCGGAGTTCGGCTTCGATGCGGCGGGCGGTCTGCTCGTGGTCGTTCATCTGGCGGCGGGCGTCTGCGCGTTCCTTGCCGCTGCTGGTGCGCATGGTCACCCGGGCACCTGCGGCGTCCCGGCGGGCCTGGCTGAGACGGCGTTCCAGCTCGGCGACCTCGGCTTTGCCGCGCTCCTCGGCGCGCTCCCCGATCCGCTCGGCCTCGCGCTTGATCCGGTCGTCGATGGTGTCGGCGTTTCGGTCTCCTGCGAGGGACTGCTTGGCGGCCTTGAGGGTGAGCCAGGCCAGGCGGCGCTTCTCGGCTGCGGTGTACGAGGCGGGCATGGTCAGGCCTCCGGGGTGGTGTCGTCGGCGGTCATGGCCTGGGCGATGCGCAGGTGGGTGCGGGCGATGGAGTCCCACAGGGTGCCGGCGGCGGCGTAGGGGACGGCCTTGTGCGGGCCGTCGCCGCGGGCCGCGTTCTCGGCCCATCCGGCGAGCTTCTCCGCCTGGGCGAGCGCGTCGTTCGCCTGCTTCAGGTGCTGTTCTCGGTTCACGGGTTCCTCCTGGTCGTTGGGGTGGATGGGGCGCGGGTCAGTTGCTGCGGCGGCAGTCGAGGGTGTCGAGGTCGTTGTTGATGCTGGTGTGGAGCTCGTCGGCGAGGTGCCGCTGCTGGGGTGTGGACATGGCGTCGGTCTCGAAGTGCCGGGCGAGCGTGGCCGCGGCGCTGATCGCGCCCTCGATCTGCTTGGTGGTGCGGGTGTCGCGGCACATGGCGTGCTCCTCTCGGGCCGGGCGATCCGGCCCCACCGCACCTGCACGGTCGTTACGGCCGTGCAGGGCGGAAGGGCCGTCAGCTCTTGCGGGAGCTGGTCCACATCGACTTCAGGACCAGGACGCAGATCGTGAGGGCGACGACGACCAGGCCGAGGACGGCGGCGAGGATCGCGAAGCCGAACACGAGGAACGCGACGAGGACGGCGACGACGGTCAGGGCGAGGACGGCGATGCAGCCGAGCCCCACGTAGGCACCCCACGGGTGAGCCTGGATCGGCTGGAGCGGAACCGTTGCCTGCTGAGCAACGACTGCCGGCCCGTACTGGACGGGCGCCGCGTACATCGGGTTACCGGCGAGGTCGTACCCGATCTGCTCGCGGTAGACGGGCTCGTTCATCGGGTCCACCTCCGCAGCCGGGGCAGGTGTACGCGGACCGCGAGACCGAGGCCGAACGCCACCGCGACGGGCTTGGCCAGGACCGCGGCAACGATCGCGACGACGAGGGCGAGGAGCGGCGGGAAGGCGATCAGGAGCCCGAGCAGGACGCCGAGGAGTAGCCAGCGCATGACCACTACCGCCCTTCCGTCGTGACCACTTGGCGGCGCAGATCGGCGGCCTCGCGGCGGCTGAGTCCGAACTCGTCCTGCAACTGGGCGATGGTCACCCGGCGGCCGGTCGTCGATGACCAGTTGCGGTCGAGGCGCTGCGCCCTTTTCAGCAGCTCACCCGGGGTGATCGTGACCACCTCGGTGACCACTTGGCGGGTGGTCTGCACGGGTACGGCAGCGGTCATCTTCGAGGCGTCGCCAGGCTCCAGGCCGGTGCCGCCGCTGACGTCCTTCCAGTGCCGCGGCAACGACTTCGGGATGACCACCTCTGGGTTGGTGACCAGGCGTCCGCGGATGTTGTCCCACCGGTACGGCGTCGGTCCCGAGTTGATGACGGGCCGGGCCGTGAGCGGCAGCAGGCGCACCCCCGCGGGCACAACAGCCGGCCGCGCGGGAGGCAGGGCAAGACGCTCCTCGGCAACCGTGTCGATATCGACACGGTTGGCCCACGGCGAGGCGAGGTCGATGGTGGCCAGGGATGCGGCGTGACGGCGGGCGGCGAGCAGGTCGAGGAGCTTCGCCCGCTGCTCTACGCTCGCGCCGGCCTGCGCCTTGCCCACCGCCACGGACAGGCGCCGGGACAGACGCGCACGGCCGCGACCCTTGGCCGGGGTGTCGGCGAGCTTCGCGGCCAGGCCGACCGCCTTCACCGTCCACCGGTCCCGGGAGATCTGCTCGGCTGTGCGGTCGCGGACGGCGAGGCCGAGCCGGGACAGCAGGCGCTCCCGTGCCTCGCGGGCGAGCAGGGCGGGCAGGCTGCCCGAGTCGGTGCCGGGCTTGGCGTGCCGCAGCTCGATGCCCATCGCGAGGTGCCACAGCAAGGCGGCCATGATCGGGCCGACCACCGCGCGGACGGTACCGCCCACGATGCCGGACTCGGCGTAGGCCGGGATCACCTGCACGGCCGTGATGAACCAGACCAGCATCCCCGGAGTGCCAGGGGCGCCGGTGGTCCGGAGATTCTGTCGAGCCATCAGGGCGCACGAGAACAAGGCCAGCTCCGCGGCGAGGAACATCACGGAGCGTTCCTCGACGGCGGTCATGCCGAGGCGGTCGCGGGCGAATCCCCACGAGGTGTCGCCGCTGTATGCGGTGCAGACGAGGGCGCCGATCGCGGCGACGAGGACGGCGGCCGGCGGCCGGGTGGTGGTCTTACGGACGGCGCGGGCGGCGAGCGTGACGGCGACGAGGAGCGTCACCGTGGCGCCGACGACGGCCGTCGGGTGGGCTTGTGCCCAGTCGAGCACGGAGTTCATTCGGTGCCCCCGGCGAGGATCGTGTCGAGCTGGTCGGCGAGGTCGCGGAGCCGGTCGGCGTACCGGTCGAGGTCAGCGGCCAGGGTGCACAGCTCGGTGGGGTCGAGGGTCTGGCCGAGCGGATAGACGGAGACGCCGGGCGTCCGACCGCCGAGGCGCGGATTAGAGGAGTTGGCGTGCGGCGACTCGACGATCTCGGCGGAGAACAGCGGGATGCCGCGGTGGTCGAGGTCGACGGCGGGCCCGGCGTGGATGAGGTCGACGCGCAGGGTCTCGGGGTCGTGGTGCTGGTGACCGGAACACCAGGACGGCTCGGGCAGCGTGACAGGGCCGTGGTCGGCGGTGGCGAGGGTGACGGTCCGGGGCTCGGTGCTCACCGGCCATCACCTGCCTCGACGCCGAGGGTGTGCAGGAGGATGCGGAGGGCCTCGGTGACGTGGCCGTGGGCGTGGCTGATGCCGTTCGGGTCCCGGAAGTCGGGGCGGCCGTAGTTGGCGAGGCTGCGCTGGGCCAGGGCGATGGCGGTGTCGAGGGCGGTGGGCTCGGGCAACGGGGCGGTGTTGTCCGAGCGGGCGGGCATGGAAAGATCGGCCATAGCCGGATCTCCTCCTGGTTGTGTCAGGAAGTGGGCTTCGGTCAGGCCCTTGGCTGGGACGGCAATCCCGGCCTTGGGCCGTCTTCAGTTGTGGGGTGTAGCTACGCCTGTTTGTTCTTCAGGGCGTTGATGGCCCGGCTGATGCCGGCGCGGGTGACCCCGAGTTCTCTGGCTACTGCCGCTTGGCTGCCGAGTTCGGCTTCCCCGTCGATGAGGGCCTGGGCCCGTTCGTCGGTGGCGTCTTGGTAGGCCTTCTGTGCGGCGGCTTGCTTCTTTACGGCGGCGTCATGGCGCGCTTTCCAGGTAGTCACGTCCCTCCTAGTACCGGAAGCGGCGACTGCCCGGCAAGCGTAACCAGGGGTGGCGACATACGTCAACACCCCTGGCGACATCATGGGGGGTGTCATCAGGCCGCCCCTTTCTGCATGGCCGCGAGGGCCTCCTTGTTGTCTTCCTGCGCCTGAGCGAGGCCGAGCCACTTTTCGGGCGGCCACTCGGCGCCGCACCAGCTGCACGACACCGACGTCCGGCCGGGCAGCAGCGCTACGACAGCCCCGCACAGCACCTCGTCCAGCAGCGTCGGGCAGTAGCCCAGGCGCCGCGGCCGGTCCTTCGGGTCGCGCGGGTTGACGATCGAAGCGACGTCGCGTTCGAGGTCGCGGATCTCCTCGGCGAACGCGCCGGCCATCGGCCACGACGAGGCGATCCATTCGAGGTTGATAGACAGCGCCCGCGCAGCGATAGCCACCCGGCGTTCGGTGCTGCCCGCGGTGACGGGCTGGCCCCATCCGCGGTCCGCCTGCATCGCGGAGCGCCAGTCCTCGAGGACGCTGACCATGCCGCCGGGGCCGCGCAGGTTGAATGCGGGCTCGGCGATCGGCAGCGGCGCCTCGGACCGGGTGGACCGGCCGAACTCGGGGCGGCGTCCGCCCGGATGGAGGAACGCGGCGAGCGCCTCGTACAAGCGCGGCGCGCGGTCGAGTCGTTGGGCGGTACCGAGCGTGCAGCCGGGGCAGAGGTAGCCGTGCTCGAGGTCGCGGTCGCACAGGCCGCATGACGCGGTCATCGCGGTTCCCCGTTCCTGAGCAGGTCCAGCAGCCCGGCGTCGTCCAGCGCACCCAGGGCCCGGCGGGCCATGACGTCCGGGTACAGGCCCTGAGCAAAAGCGGCACTCCGTCCGGCAGACGCGTGGGCGGCCACCTTCACCAGATCCCGCAGCACTTCCGTGGGGACTCCGACGGTGCTCCCGGGTCCGGCGGTCACGCCCGGCTCCGGTGCTGCATCTGGTAGGTGCGGAGGCTGTTGAGGAACAGATCCCCGGAAGCCTGCCTGCGGGCGACCCGTGAGACGGCGGCACTGCGGCGGGCGGCCTGCGCGTCCCACCGCATGTGCAGCAGGTTCATCAGCTGCGCGCCGAGAGCGGCGCCGACGACGAGCATCTGGATCTCGTTGGGGGGCACGTCGACTCCTAGATCAGAACGGGGGGTTCTCGGGGTGGCCGGCCGGAGCGGGGGCGGGAGGGGTGGTTGACCACCCGCCGCCCTGCTGCTGGCCGTTGGCGGGCTTCGCGTTGGACCAGGGGTCGTCATTACCCGGTTGGGTATTGGCGCGCTGCCCGCCGCCCGCCGGGTTCTTCGTGACCTTCGCGGTGGCCCGCGCGAGGGTCGGCCCGACCTCGTCCACGTCCAGCTCGTACACCGTGCGCTTCACGCCCTGCCCGTCCTCGTAAGACCGCTGCTTCAGTCGGCCCTGGACGATGACGCGGACGCCCTTGGTGAGGGACTCGGCGACGTTCTCGGCGGCCTGCCGCCACACCGAGCAGGTGAGGAACAGGGCGTCGCCGTCCTTCCACTCGTTCGTCTGCTTGTCGAAGACTCGCGGGGTGGAGGCGATACGGAACTTGGCGACGGCGGCGCCGGCCGGGGTGAAGCGGAGTTCGGGATCATCGACCAGATTGCCGACGACGGT